ACAGGGCCAATACCTTTTAGTCCTGGGATGTTGTCAACACGATCACCAGTAAGAAGCTGAATATAGAAATTCCTTATCGCGGCTTCCTCAGTAACGTGATACATATCTCTCTTAACGAAGTTGTAATGCCACCCTCTTATCATATCTAAATCTTTATCAATAGTCATAATACAACTGGAATCTTCTGGTAGCTCATACGCTTTGATTCCCATTGCATCGTCAGCTTCTTGACCATCTATCAACTCAAAGTCCCACTTAGATATAAGATACTCACGCAGAGAATCGTAGTGTTCCGGTCTTCTGGCTTCCTTACGATTCCCCTTGTAAGCTTGTTCAGTAGCAATCTCTATTCTATAGTTTTTCTTCCCTGTCAAGTAACCTTGGTAAGAGTCAATACCACTTACTCTAATTAGGTTCTCAACGAAATGACCCATACGAGATAAAGCAAACTTCTCCTCATCAGGTTCATTAGTAGAGAATCCAATCCTATAGACTAGAATATCTCCGTCAATGAGTGCCTTAGCACTGTTCATTGACATAACCACTTAGAGAGGGTTGTCCATATCAACAGTACTGACAGGCCCAGTGTACTCAATGAAGTTAGTAACCACTATCCTCCCAACCCCAGTGCCTACACCAGTACCACCTTCAAAGTTCCAAGTGTAAGGCTTGATAGTTGCTATGGCTTTCGAGCCGTTCGCTATCTTCCCTTCTACTGGTGTTCCATCCTCAAACTCTGCTCTGATGGGAAACTTCTTAGACTTAACCGTGACATAAAAACCTTTATCCGGTTTATCATCTTTTACTTTGACACCCATCTCTTTAAGAGTGCTTACAGCAGCATCAGATAGATTACATAGATCAATCTGGTACTTGTGGCTGCGTGGGTTTGGTTCATCAAGAAAAGCCCACATGAGTTCTGCGTTTACTACTACTGGTTTTAAGTTAGCCATATATTTCCTTTTAGTGTGTTGATGCCCAGTTGATTCCTACCTTAAACTCGCCATCAAGGGGACATCGAAGCCCAAGAGCAAGCCCTGCTTCCCTAATAGACTGTACGCCAAGTTCACCTACAGTATTAGAAAATTCTTCTGTTGTTTCTATTTGCCATTCATCATGTACATTAGCTACAATCGAAGCGTCTATCTTACCACGTTTTAACTTGTTTGTCAAGAGTATTAATGCTTTTTTCATAACTACCGCACCAGCTCCCTGTAGTAAAGTATTCAATGCAGCATGCTGAGAGCGCACCATTAAACGTCTACCATCAAGACCAGGAAGCCAACCTTTCTGAGATAGTTTATCTACCTTCTCCCTCAGTGCTTTTAGAGCTGGTGTGTTCTTTAAGAAGCTGTTAATTAAATTCTTACCCTCACGCTTACCACCACCCACAATAGACCCTATCTTATCAGGGCCAGCACCATAAAGAAAAGCATAGATGAACGTCTTGGCTTGGTCTCTGCTGGTAAGACCTGCTGCAACCATATTAGCGGTGTGGATATCACCACTCAATATCTCTTGAGTGTATGACTCGTCCCGCATATAGTGTGCCAACATTCTTAATTCTAACCCGCTTGCATCCACTCCACACAAGACCTTACCTTCATCTACTATCCAAACAGACCTACACTCCTCACCGTAAGGGCTGGAGACACTAGGCACTTGGGCAAGATTAGGTTTTGAATGGCTCATGCGTCCAGTGATACACCCATTGGTGACGATCTTACCGTGTACCCTGTCGAAGTTATCCGCATAGTCAAGCCATTTTTCAGCTTGAGTAATCCTTTTTTGTAGAAGTAAGAACTCTTCGAACAGTCTAGCTTCAGGTCTTTCAATAGTCTCCAATACTCTCTCATCTATTATCACCGTTCCTTTATCTGTGTGTTTAGTAGGTGTCCATCCGAGGACTGTTAATCGTTCTGCTATCTGCTTACGTGAACCAGGATTAAATATCTCTACTTTATCTTTAAGTCTTTTACCAGTCTTCTCACTAAAACGAATAGTAGTGATAGGTTTGAATACTAACTGTAGTTCCTCCTCTATCTCTGCTAATCTTTTCTTCCAGTCTGTTAGAAGGAAAACTGTTTGTTTAATGTCTAACTTGAATCCTTTATCTTCTTGTTCCTTGACGGCAACAGCGACTTGATGTTCAAGGGTAGAGGATTCACCCCACTCCAGTAGATCAGCAGTAAGATTCTCATATAGTGTAGCGGTGACCTCAACGTCTTGGATACAGTACTCAACCATCTCATAACTCAGACCTCCATCGAAAGCTGTGAAGTCTCCTTTGTGCTTGCCGAGCCGTAGACCCCATGATCTTAGCGAGTGACCTGACTCGATTACTGGGTTTAAGAGCCTTGACATTATCAAGGTATCTCTCAACTGGTCTGAGTCTATCGTCAAATTCCAGAGCTTCCTTAACACTGGTGCATCGAACCCTATGATGTTGTGACCAATCAAGATATCGTCTGGTCTTAGATATTCTTGTAATGCGCTCGCTACTGTCCATGTCTTTATCTCCTTAGTGTCTAAGTCTTTAGTTACAGCACACCATATTCTGGTGGCATCAAGTCCATCTGTTTCTACATCAATAATTATTTTTCTCATGTTTGTAAGTATAACCCAAAGTTACCCAGGCAAAATCCTATGAAAGTTATTGACATAGAAACCTGACCCTTCGTGAACAGATCAATAGCTATCCCTAAATAAACAAAAGCTATCGCTAAGATTAACCAGCTTGACATATTGCTCTCCCTATTAGTTCTGGTATCTGTGGTACTACTGCATTCCCTAAATGTTTAAGTCTGTCCACCCGTCTGGGAACCCCATTAGCCACTCGACCCACTGCGGGTTCAGTTTGCCACCAGCGTGTGTTGCAAGCGTCTTTGAGTTCCTTGCTAATTCTGCTGGAGATTTCCCGTTGTCCGCTGTTGGGGTAGGCCATAACTTCTGATGTCTCACTTGATCCTGTAATCTCAGTTGTCTCTGATGCCCTGACTCTCTTTTCCAGTTGCCCTTCGCCATCTCTTCCAATACTTCCTGAGATACTGTCCCTCCTTGTATTGTCTCTGGGGTACGCCACAATCCAGACTCTATCCCGTCGGTGAGGCGCACCAATGGAAGCAGCGGTGATACAATGCCACTCCGCATCATACCCGATCTCAGAGATTTCCCTGAGGACTTGATCCAATCCTCTAGAGCGAAGGGCTGAGACGTTTTCGATGATGACATACTTCGGCTTGATTTCTTTGATGAGCCTGTGGAACTCTGACCAGAGTCCTGATCTTGCACCTTCAAGTCCTGCTCCTTTCCCTGCGAGGCTGATATCTTGGCATGGGAATCCTCCGCAAATAACGTCAATTGTTTCTTCAATGTATTCTCCTTTAAGTGTTGTTACATCTTCAAATATAGGTACATCAGGCCAATGCTTCTGTAGAACCTTGTGACATTTCTTATCTATCTCACAAAAAGCAACTGTCTTCATACCGGCACGCTCCAGTCCTAAACTAAAACCACCAATACCACTAAACAAATCTAGTACATTCATAGTGCATTCTCCTCTTCTTCATCTAATCGTTGGTGCATCCTACCACTCTTCATATCATAAAGCAAGCGTCCTGACGGCCCTACCTGACCAGAGTAACGATTCTTCAGAACACGCACTCTGGTTGAGTTACGCTCAATGGGGTCAGGGTCTTGACTAGAGCGTTCTAATCCGATAACCATATCAGACAACTGAGCGATAGAGCTAGAGCCTCTGAGGGCTGATATAGCCACCTGTGCGCCATCCTCAAAGCCTTTACCATCAGGTCTTTTCAAATGAGACACTAAGAATAGTGCAATGCCTGTCTCTTGAACCAACATCCTGAGCTTAGTCATAATCTCATCAATTGCCTTCCGTTCATCCGCATTATCCTGTGCTGATACTAGTATGGAAATATGGTCTAAAAAAACGTATGAACAATTAAGGGCTTTAGCAAAGTATCGGACGTTGTTAACAATAGACTCAATGTCGTTAGAACCAAAGTGATCGTAGAAATAAATCCTGTCATCCTTGAGCATGACATTGTACGCATCCTCCAAATCTTCAGTAGTCACATCAGTTCCTGGTAGATGTATCGGCTTATCTAAATGTAAAGACATCAATGATCTAGCAGTTCGATCTGTACTTTCCTCAAGAAACATGATTCCGAGATTGGCATCAGTCTGGTTAAAGATACTGTAGATCAACTCTTTTACAAACTGACTCTTGCCTAATCCAGACCCTGCTGTGATAGTCACCAGCTCAGTGTCTCTGATACCCATAGTCATGTCATCAAGAGCTTTGAATGGATACCTTACCTTGGATGCTTCAGGCATCTTCAACACTGCTTCTTTCAGTGAGGAACTACTGACAATCCCGGCAGGTATAAATCTCTCTGCTCTCCACCAGGTATCTAGGAATAACTTTTCATCATTCTTGGATAGATAATCACAGGCATCTTTGTAGTCCTGCTTTGCATTAAACACCTTAACCTTAGAACCAAAAACTTGAGTAATGGCCTCAGTAGCATCTCTACCTTGCTGATCGTTGTCCATAAAGATCACGATGTTGTCAAAGCTATCGAGCCACTTATAATGAGTACGGACATCAGCAGCAGCAGAGGCAGCACCATTCCTTATGGAGAGAACTGCATATTTACTACCGCACATCTGAAAAGCAGCCAACGCATCAAACTCCCCTTCCACCAAGGTGACATACTTACCACCCTTACTAAAACGGTCTTGACCAAATAGCTGTGCTTCCTTCCAATCACCTATAATACTAAATGTTTTCTCTACAACTCCTCTCTTTTTGTAGGCAACCGTCTTACCGTTCTTATCGGCATAAGGAAACCAGTAGTTATTGCGATCAGCCTTAACCCCAAAAAAGTCCATAGTGGCTCTGCTTATATTCCTTGAGGGTACAGCTCTTGACACAGCATCAACGTCAGGGTGGCTTAGAGGCCGCTTAACAGCTTCAATTTTATTATTAGGTACTAACATCATGTTTCTCCTTTGAGTGGTTTCTACTGCGTTATTCTGGTGTACTGCTTCACAAGCATAACACTTACTGCCCCAGTCGTAGACTGTTAAAGCATCAGAGCTGTGACAATCAGGACACGGTTGATGTACTTTTATTTGTATACCCATTGACTTTCTCCTAAAAGTATGCTATAATAACTACTTAGTTTAAATCAGACATTAAATATCATATATATATTATCTCTAATTAAGACTACTTAGTGTACCTTTATTATCCTTATCTTTAATTAAGACTACTTAGTGTACCTTTATTATCCTTATCTGTAACCATCTGATAGATAGTAAGTAGGATGAAGTTAGAATCATACTTATCCAGCAGCTCCACATAGTCACTTATCACCGAATAGAAGTGAGCCTCTTCTTCTTCACTAAAGAAACCGTTCTCTTCTACTTCTTTACTATAATATTCATCACTCATAATCATTCCTTAATCGTTAAAATAAACATCATTAACATCTAGATCGTCATAGTCTTGATCCGTCAGTCGTTCAAACTCTAACCCTGGCTTCTCATCTGTAACGTGCATTAGGTCAGTTCTATCTAGTGTCAGTATATCAAGATCATCTACATTGAAGCACTGGTTACACAACTCCAAGTACTCATCAGTCTCCATCTGCTTCCTGGTTGCCTCAAAATCAGACAGTATTTCATCACATGCTTGACATTTCATTATTCTTCTCCTGGGTTATATTCACGGTTCATCAGTGCTTTCCAACTGATCGGGTATAGCTTATCACAGATACTATCTATTTGTAAAGAGATAATTTGAGTTTCTTTTTGTGCATCTTCTTGATTCCGTAGATTACAGACTCTAGAGAAGGCATATAAGCTACCAGACCAAAACCATTCAGTCATCATGGACTGCGGTAGGATTGATCGGGCTTGCTCTTCACAGATACCCATACCGATTAACTGGTCATAAGCATTAGAGCATGACTTATGTATTGAGTCTCTCAGTAGGTTAGCCTCCCTGTTGAATGGTGACAATCTACCTGATCCTTGTTTCTTATCTTCTGCAGCCTCTCTCCACCCCATCGGAGCATCCCAGAACTCAGGAGGACTATTGACGTACCTTCTACTTAGTTCGTTCCATGACAGACCCACCTGGTGCTTCTGTAGCTGTCGTGCTACGAAGATAGGTGCTTCAATCCTAAGCTGAACAAAGCAGTGTGCAAAGGGTGACCAGTGTTGGTGCTTTGCTAAGTACCTAATCAAACCATGATCGCTAGGTTCTACCTTAATATGCTCCTTATCAAAACTAACCCTAGCTGCGTTAACTACTGTCAGGTCATTTCCCATACTGTCTAATAACTCTACTTTCATTGTGTGTTCTCCTTCACTCCTGTTATCCAAACTTCTTCACTGACTTCTTTGTCATCTATAAAGAACTGCTTGGTATGGTTAGTCCATTCTAACCTGAACTTTGGTCTACCGTCAAGAAACTTTTCATACTTTGCTGTTACTTGTTTCTTATCCATGTATATGTTCCTCTTGCTGTTGTGATTAATTGTAAAGGTATCATAAATATAAGGAACTCTTCAAGTGTATTCTTGTTAACCACTATCTCTCCAATCATGTAGATGTAAAACAGAGATAAGACCCAAGCAATACATATATTAGCAATTGTTCTTGTGAGATATGTCATCACTCCTCTCCTCCTACGTAGTGGTCATAATCCTGGTTTAAGTCTTGATTCTTATCTCTCCAGTAGTCTCCTAAGACCTCCTGAGCTGCCCAGCCTTTGTGGTAATCCTGTACCTGCTCTGGTGTCCAGTTAAGCTCAGTTAAATCCCTATCACGCTCTGCCCAGCAGTCTGCAGAGCCTTGGTCGTATGGTGTTTTCTTTTTCATCATATTTCTCCTAAAAGTATCCATAGTACATATAAAACCCAGCAACCATATAGAAACATACTATCACATAGATTGCAAACCCTATCCATAAAAATATATCTAACTTACCCATGATCATACTCCTTAGTTGTTAACGATCTATCCAATCTCTCTCTATTGCTATTGCTTGATGCTCTCTCCTTGACCACTCCCTGTAGGTTGTTGCTGAGCCACCAGACCATCCATATTGACATGAATGAACCAACTCATGCACCAGTATATGATCTTTACCTTTATGCTTTGGTGCAATGTAGATCACCTCATCCTTGTAGTGTGTGAAGTCATCCGGTGCTACTGTTATTTGTGCTGTTGGGTGACAGTTATATATAGCCAAGAATATCAGTATTTCTTCCATTTATTTCTCCTTCTGTTTAAGGGCTTTACCGATGTAGTAAGTATACACGAATCAGACATAGATGCAAGTCTTTTATTCATTTATTAATAGATCATTTTGTTATAAGTGTTATTCCTTTAAAGTATATATAAATCAACACATTATGCTTGACAAATACTGAATGCTTGTTGCCTTATAACTCCGTTAACTAAGTTAGTTAGTACTCACTAACATTACCCTGTTCTTGGGACTGGTTATAGCTGCTTAAATGACTCCTAAGTAACTCCTAAGTAACTCCTAAGTAACTCCTAAGTAACTCCTAAGTAACTCTAAGGGGCTACACAGCAGATACTCCCTCCCCAGGAACGGCCTAGCACTATTGTGGATAACATGTGGACAACCTGTGTATTATTTGTGGATAACTATACTGTACTCCTTAATGCAAATGATTATCATTTACAATACTGAATAGGAACCGTTCTCATGTATAACTTGTGTATAACCTGTGGATGAATTGTGGATAACTCTAAAACACCGGGGGGTGGGTAGCTGCCTGGATATAATTATTATTAGTACCCTAACAGATACAAAAAAGCTGAAAAGAGGAAAAAGCTGAGATGAAAAGAGGACATAGACTACCCAGTTTAAGCAGACTACAGCCTAATACCCGCTAAGACCTTCTAAGACCTTCTAAGACCTTCTAAGACCTTCTAAGACCTTCTAAGAACCGCTAAGACCTTCTAAGACCTTCTAAGACCTTCTAAGAACCGCTAAGACCTTCTAAGACCTTCTAAGAACCGCTAAGACCTTCTAAGACCTTCTAAGACCTTCTAAGACCTTCTAAGAACCGCTAAGACCTTCTAAGACCTTCTAAGACCTTCTAAGACCTTCTAAGACCTTCTAAGAACCGCTAAGAGACATTAAGTAAGATCATTATTAATGATTGTTGCTAAAGTTCTTATAATGTGTTATAATCATTTAGAGCTAATATGTTCATTTAGTGCTAATTAGTAGTACCCCTATAAAATAATTAAAATAAGTCTTGACTTTATCTCTAAAATATGTTATAATAAGAACTTCTATGTAGACTTAAAGAGAACTAAGAATAATGATAATAATTATTACTCTTTAGAACAACATAGTGCTAATTAGTACAAACCTTCGGTTCAATAATAATCATTATCTAAATAACTAATTAGTTAGAAGCAGGACGTTATTGGGTAATGGGAAAGAATAAGGATAAACATTTGTCTGATGTAGATAATGTCCCTAAGAAGAGGGGTCGTGGTAGACCAAAGAAGTCTGAGGTTGAAGCCAAGAAGAAAAGAAGTGTTGTAGGAAGACCGCCTGGTGAAGCATCAAGAATAAAAGAGTTTCATGCAAGACTGTTAGCTACCAGTGGTGAGACAGTTATTAATACAATCATTAAGAAAGCACTGGATGATGAGGATAAGGATCAAGTCGCTTGTTTGAAGATGTGTATTGATCGTGTACTACCAATGTCATTCTTTGAGAAAGGAAGAGATGCTGGTAGGGGTAGTGTCAATATACAGATATCAATGCTGGGTGATGCTAAGGCTGAAGTAGTTGACGATGTAGCAGATGTTGAGTATGAGGATGTCGATGTCGAATCTTAACATTAAACTACTGCCCTGGCAGAAAGAGGTATGGGCTGATGAGTCACGCTTTAAAGTGATCGCAGCAGGTCGTAGGACAGGTAAGAGTATGTTAGCGGCTTGGCAGTTGATTGTCCGTGCGCTTGAAGCTAAGAAGGGTCATGTGTGGTATATAGCCCCTACGCAGCAACAAGCCAGGGACATCATGTGGCAGCAACTGATAGAGATAGGTAATCCTGTCATAGCAAGCAGTCATGTGAACAATATGCAGATCACTTTGATTAATGGTTCTAAAATATCATTAAAAGGAGCTGACAGACCAGAGACAATGCGTGGCATAGCCTTAAAGTTTGTTGTACTCGATGAGTATGCAGATATTAAGCCTACAGTCTTTGAGCAAATCCTAAGACCAGCACTGGCTGATCTGAAGGGTCATTGTATCTTTATTGGTACACCTAAAGGTAGGAATCATTTCTATGATACCTTTAAGATGGGTTTAAGTAAGAAGCCAGAGACTAAGGATTGGAAGTCATGGCACTTTACAAGCTTTGATAACCCGTTATTAGACAAAGAAGAGATTGAAGTAGCAAAGCACACCATGTCTACGTTTGCATTCAGACAGGAGTTCCTGGCTAACTTTGAAGCACCACAGTCAGACATCTTTAAAGAAAGCTGGGTTGTGGTTAAAGATAAGGATGATGAGCCTAAAGAAGGCACTTACTACATGGGTGTTGACTTAGCAGGCTTTGAGAACGTCTCTAAGCAAGCCAGTAACAAGAAGAAGTATTTAGATCAGACGGCTATATCCATTGTTAAGGTAGGTGATGACAACAAGTGGTGGGTTGATAAGGTTGACGCAGGCAGATGGGATATCAAAGAAATCTGTGAAAGAATGTTGGATCATGTCAAGACATATGACATTCAGGTCATTGGGATAGAGAAGGGTTCCTTAATGAGAGCATTACTCCCTTACCTAACGGAGATGATGTTAAGGAAGGGTGTCTACCCCAGGATAGAAGAGATAGCATTAGGTAATAGAAGTAAGATAGATAGAGTGGTGGGTGCGATACAAGGTAGATTTGAACATAAGCAGGTAGAACTCTGTGAAGGTGATTGGGTTAAAGAGTTTAAAGATGAACTCTTAAACTTTCCTACCACTGGTGTACATGATGACATGATTGATTCTTTAAGCTTGATTGCACATATAGCTAACGCTGCAATGTACTTTGAAGATGATATGGATGATGAATACGAACCTCTAGACATTATATCGGGATATTAAAACATGGCTGAAATAAACAGGAATACAGAATTCACCTCAGATGAAGTAGAAGTTACTGAAAGTGATAAGGAGTTAGTATCCTTTGTTGTCGACCACTGTAACAAGTGGAGGGACTGGAGAGACTCTAACTATGAGACCAAGTGGGATGAATATGAGAGGATTTATTATGGTGTGTGGAGTTCAGAAGATAGGACGAGGGATAGTGAGCGCAGTAAAATTATTAGTCCTGCCACCCGTCAGGCTGTTGATAATCGTGTTGCAGAAACTATGGAAGGTTTTGCTGGAACAGGGAAATTGTTTGAGATAAGTGATGATGGTTTAGATGAAGATTCTTCAGATGTTGAGTTAATGCAGAAGTTATTACTTGAAGATACGCATAACAACGCTTATATCAACAATGTTGCATCAATTGTCAAGCTTGCAGAGCTTTATGGTACTGGTGTTGGTGAGGTTCTAGTTCAAACCGAGTTAGAACGTATACCAACGACTCAAGAACGCCCTGAACAAGGTATTGCAGAGTTAGGAGTTACCGAAAGAGAGAAGATAGTAGTTAAAATCAAGCCTGTACACCCCAGAAACCTGTTAGTTGATCCTAATGCTGACTCTGTTGAAGAATCTTTAGGTGTTGCTGTTGAAGAATACATCAGTTATCACCAAGTGGTTCGCGGAATGGCTTCAGGGGTGTATCGTAAGGTTGATATTGGCTCTTCTTATGAAAGTGAAGATTTAGAGCCATCAAAACTTGAAACTTCTATGTATCAAGACGATAAAGTGAAGGTTATTCGCTATTATGGCCTTGTACCAAGAGATTTATTAGAAGAATCAGGCGAAGTAGAGCAAAAAGCAGAAGAATTGTTCCCAAATGACAAAGAAGCACAGGAAATGTCTGATTTAGTCGAAGCTATCATCGTTATTGCTAATGATACTCAACTTTTGAAGGCAGAACGAAGTCCATATATGATGGAAGACAGACCAATCATTATATATAGACCTGAAGTGCGTCCTAAGCTCTTTTATGGCGTTGGAACAGTAGAGAAGGCATATAATATGCAAAAGGCTATTGATGCCCAACTGCGTAGCCATATGGACTCCCTGGCACTAACAACAGCCCCTATGATGGGTATTGATGCTACAAGATTGCCGAGAGGCATGAAGTTTGAGGTTAGACCTGGTAAAAACATCTTAACTAACGGAAACCCCTCAGAAATATTAGTACCGTTTAAATTTGGAAGTACCGATGCCTCAAACTATGACACAGCTAAAGGTTTTGAGGCAATGCTGCTACAGGCAACAGGCACACTAGACTCAGCAGAGTTGGTCAAGAGCGCAGCAGGTGGTGGAGGGCAAGGAAACGGTATGGGTATGTCGTTAGCTATGTCAGCTATTGTCAAGAAGAATCGTGTGGCAATGGCTTCGTTTCAGGATGACTTTCTTATTCCAATGGTCAAGAAGGTTGCGTATCGTTATATGCAGTTTGACCCTGAGCGTTATCCAATGAAAGACTTTAAGTTTACCACAATGTCTTCTGTTGGTGCATTAGCTAGAGAGCATGAACAACAGCAGCTTATAGGGCTGTTACAGACGCTTGGGCCTAGCTCACCTATTGTTTCTATTATCTTAAAGAGTATTGTTTCTACTTCTGGATTGTTAAACAGAGAAGAACTTGTAAAACAATTGGATCAACTATCACAACCTAACCCACAAGCTCAAGAGATGGAGCAACAACATATGCAGCTACAGATGGCTCTGACACAGGCTCAAGTTAATGAGCTTAATGCTAGAGCTGCCGAGTCTATGGCTGATGCTCAAGAGGCACAAGCTAGGGCTCAAAAAATCATGGTTGAGGCTTCTCTAATGGAGGACAAGGTTAAGACTGACATGATAAGGAACCTATCAGCTAACATTAAAGATGAGGACAGTAACGAGTTCACGAAAAGAGCTAAGATTGCTGATATATTGATTAAAGAAAAAGGTATTGAATCTAAAGAAAGGATTGTTGATAAACAAATGCAACAAAAGAGATCAACTTATTAAAATAGTTCTTGACTTTCTCATTGTTTTGTGGTATAATGCTGTAACATTATGTAAATGAGAATCATTCTTATTCTAATAATCATTATCATTTAGGAGAACTCCCTTTGGATAAAGAACTCCAGAATTACTACGAATCAAGATTCGAGATGATGACAACAACTGGTTATATAGATTTGTTGGCAGATATTGAAACAATGATTGAAGAAAGAAACAACGTAATGGCTACAAAAGGGCTTGAAGACTTGCACTTTCGTAGAGGACAGTTAGACGTTTTACATTGGATGAGAACTCTCAAAAAGCTTTCTGAAGAAGCCTGGGAGCAACTAAACAATGAGTAAACGGATATATGAATTTAGGTGTGAACAGAATCATACCGCAGAGAATTACATTGATGAGGAGATAACCACTATTTCGTGTCCTACTTGTCAATGTGAGTCACTTCGTGTCATATCAGCACCACGCATTGCTTTAGAGGGAGTCACTGGTGACTTTCCAACAGCAGCAGATGCATGGGCTAGGAAACACGAAGAAGCAACAAGAATCGCTGAAAAACGCAGAGGCTGAAGCGTCAGTGGTATTTTTTATTTCCTATAATCACTATGTGACAGGAGTTTTTACAAATGGCTAATTTTGAAGATCCGCTGCAAGAAAATCTTGACTTTACACCTGATGAAATAGGTGATGACGATCCTAATGAACAGGTAGAGGTAGAAGCGCAACAGGAACCAGAAGTACCGGCAACGGAGGATAACCCTGAAGGTGCTTTACCTGAAAAGTATCGTGGCAAAACCAGTATAGAAATTGCTAAGATGCACCAAGAGCTAGAAAAGCTCAATGGTAGACAAGCGCAAGAAGTTGGTGAACATAGAAAGTTCGTTGATGAAATGATTAAGCGGGAACTCTTACGAAATAAAGCGCAAGAACAGCCAGTACAGGCGATTGAAGATTCAGACGAGAAGTATTTTAATAGACCTGCCGAAGCGATGGATGAACGTATAAATAATCATCCGTCAATTAAAGAGGCTAGAGAAGCAACTGCTTATATGAAAGCACAAGCTGCTCAACAACAGTTACAACAACAGTTTCCTGATTATGGTCAAGTAGTAAAAAACCCTGCTTTTGTAGAGTGGGTTAATGCTTCACCAATCAGACAAAGACTGCATGATGAGGCTAACGATGGTTATGATCTAACTGCTGCTACCGAGTTACTTAGCACATGGAAATCAATTACAGGTGTTAAGAAACAAGAGCAGCAAACGCTCACTCAAGATTCACAAGAATCAAGAGTTAAATCATTGAAAGCTGCTTCTGTTGATACAGGCTCTACAGGTTTGAGTTCTAGAAAAAGATACAGTCGTAAGGCACTTCAAGACCTTTTAAAAACAAACCCTGATAAATATTATTCACATTCTGATGAAATTCTCTTAGCTTATGAAGAGGGTAGAATCTACTAAATAAAAAGGAAATAAGAAATGGCACTAGGTACTAATAATGTAACAAAAACCACCGCAGATAAGTTCATCCCAGAGATTTGGAGTGATGAGATTGTTGCCGCATACAAGGCTAATCTTGTTGCAGCAAACTTGTTCTCCAAGATGTCTTTTAAAGGCAAAAAAGGTGACGTACTGCATATCCCAAAACCAACACGAGGCGCAGCCTCTGCTAAATCAGCATCAACTCAGGTCACACTGATTGCTGCTACAGAGAGTGAAATCCTCGTTAACATTAACAAGCATTATGAATACTCACGTTTCATTGAAGACATCGTAGAGACACAAG